ATTATAAATTCAGTTTCTAGAATGGAATTAAATTCTATTGAATATTATACAACATTGCAAAATTATCAAAATAACTTTAATAATGAAAATCCAGGTTTATATATGTATTCTTTTGCACTAAATCCTAAAGATTTACAACCATCAGGTAGTTTAAACTTTAGTAAAATTGAAGACGCCTATTTACAATTTCAAATGAATAATAATATTAATTATCAAAATGAAATATCTATGAAATGTTATGCTATACAATATAATTTATTAAAAATATCTTTAGGAATATTAAGTTTAGGATTTAATTAATACTATTTATTTTATTTAAATAGTATTAATTATTTAAAATAAAATATTATTTTAAATGTTTATAATTCATGTCCAATTATTATATATGGGAAATAAATTATTAATTATATTTTTATTTCTTAATTATTAAATTTTATTCAATAAAATAATTGAATTTATTTAATAATTAGATATTATATAAAAAATATTTATCTTAATAATTATAATGAATGGTTTTAATAGTAATATATTTAAATTTTATATTAGATCTAGTTTTGTGAGATCTTATCATAATAATATTCAAAAAATAATCAAACAAGTAGATAATAATTTAGAACATATTGATAATATTGAAATTAAAATTAATAATCCTAAAAAAATTAATGTAAATAATATTTTTAATAAATATATATATTCAGTTAAAATATGTATAATTAAAGATAATATTTATTTAAGTAAAACAATTGAAGATAATGATTTTGAAAAAGTATTGAATCAAACTGATAATTTTATAAATAATAAAATTAATATTTAGAGCGGTGCGTATTTTAAATGCCGGTTTCAATGACAAAAAAATATTCATCGCTTTAATCATTAAAGAGTTTCTAATTTCTAAATAATGGGCTTCCTTAAGTGTATATAAATGTATATACGCTTAATCCCATCAGATGTTATTTAATCTACTACCTTGATTAAACAACAATTTCTTTGACTATCATATGATGATGTTAAATATTTTATATTAAATGCAGACAATACACGCAAATTAATAAAATATTTTTATAAAAAAATTATATAAAATTAATATATTCCTTTGATAGTTCTATTTAATATTTGTCAATTCATGTTTAGTAATAACTCCAGTAATATTATGAAAATAAATTATTTAAGCGAATAATTTATATTAAATATTTAGACACTAAAAATAATATTTACACCCTTGAAGATTTAAAATGAGACAAAAATTTAATATATAAATATTTATATATTAAATGTTAAAACACAAAAATTAAGATTATATTCTATTAAATGATTAAGATTATTATTAAATCTAATATTTACAATGCAATTTTTTAGATGAATTAGATGATTTTAATATAATTATTACTAAAAATACACTGAATAAATTCTTAGAAAATAAATCAAGAATATTATAGGCTGTATTTTTTTGTTCATATGGTAAAAAGGCAACAATACCATATATTGTCCATATAATAAAAAAGAACCAATATAATTTTATTTTATTATTTTCTGTATTTGTTATTAAATATTTATCATAAATTAATTTAAAATAAAATATAAATGGTATAAAACCAAGTATAATAGATGTATTATAATCTATATAATTTAATTCTCCTGCTAATCCAAATAATAACATTATTGTATTTAATGTAATTATGTTAATAACAAAAGATTTGTTCTTACTTAAAAAATCTTTTAAACTAGACTCATTTTTATTACTTAGATAAGATATTAATGTTATTAACATTGTTGGTGTAGTTATTATCCAATCTAAATATCTATATGGAGTTATATTTTTAATTAATTTCAAATTAGTAATCATCCAAGTATAAAAAATGAATTCTATAATTTGAACACCAAATTCTAATTTTAATATATCTTTAATAATTTTTTTACTATCTGAAACATCAATATTTAATCCATATAAATTAATTAAACCAACTATAAATTGAATTATTAAAGAAAAATATGCAGATTCATATAACATTAATATTAAATTGAAAAAAAATATTTAATCATATAATTTGATAAATATTTTCAATAAACTTATGTATAAATACAATGCATCTTACAATTAGAAAGTTATATAAATATAGAATAAAAAATACATTTAATATTTGTATAAATAATTAAACAAATAAATATTGCAAATAATTTTATATTTTAAATAGTTTGATGAATTTATAAAAACTTCATAATTATCAACTATACTATATAAACATTTATATTATAAACCTAGATGATATTAACTCAGAATTATATGAATCTAATATTAAATTAAATTATGCTTGTAATAAACTAGATATAGCTTCAGCGAAGCAAGGAATATAGAGTCCCTAAAACAGATAATCAAGATAAATTAGAAGATTTCATTTTATTAAAAAGTAAAAATAAAAAAGCATTATATAGATATTATGATATATGTGGGCAATCTAATTATGTTTTAGAATTTATTTAATTAAAATTAAAAATTTTAATTAAATAAACGTTGATAGGAAAAGTAATAACAAAATAAATAAAGAAAATTATAAAAAACTTAAATTTATTACTGTAGATGGATATGAAGAATTTAGTAGAATTGATAATGTTGCTAATTCAAAAAATCTATGGCACTGATTAAAAGAGAAATTAAAGAAAAAAGTAGAATATTGCGGTAATGAAATGAATCTAATTGATATTACTGAGGAAGAATTATGGGATACTATTAAATTAGTATATGATAAAAGAAAAGAAGTTATTATTGATGATGATATAGAATCTAATAGTAATTATGATAGTGATTAAATATTTCATTTATAAAGTTTATTATTTATTATATTGTTCATATTTAATTTCTAATTATTTTATTTATTAATTCTAAATATATTGATTAAAATAAAAGCATAGCTTTTATTTTAAATAATGATAAAAAAAAATAAAATTTTTTTTTTTATCATTAATTTTGTTTTTATTTAATCTATTAAATAATATTTTTTTATAATTAATCTAAATGCTTTATGTATTTAGATTAATTATCATATAATTACATAATATTTAAGTTTCTAAACAATTTTTCATAATTATAAAACATAGCTTTTATCAGTGTAATCTATATATAATTTTACATTGTCATTTGTGAATTATAATAATTTAAATTTTGTATTGAATCACTATCATTATATTTATTAATTGCTAACTCATAATATTTTTTCATTAATTCATAATTTACTTCAATAAATTGATAGTATCTTCCTAAATTATACATTGCATAAACATTATCTTGTTCAATAGCCAATTTATAATATTTTTTCATTAAATCATAATTTTTATTATCTTCATAATAATATCCTAAATTATATAATGCATAATTTTCATTTGCTAATAAATAATATTTTTCCATTAGTTCTTGATTTATTTCAATAAATTGATAATATCTACCTAAATTATACATTGCTTGAATATTATCATATTCAATAGCCATTTTATAATATTTTTTCATTAAATCATAATTTTTATTCTCTTCATAATAATATCCTAAATTATACATTGCATCACTATCATCAAATTCCTCAATTGCTAATAAATAATATTTTTCCATCAATTCTTTATTAAACTTAGTAAATTGAAAATAATGTCCATTATTATATGATTTTATATGATTAGTCATATAATATTATATAAATAAGTCTATAAATCATTTTTTAACAAAATTTATTTATATTATGTCTTACAAAATATATTTTTTATAAAAATTTAAATAATTATTACATATAAAATGCTAAAATAATAAATCTAATTACTTTATCACAAAATTTTATTATAATTTGTGTTAATATATTATAACATTCATATAATAAATATTAAATTACAAGTGCCTAAAATTATATATATTATAAAAAATATATTGTTTAATCATTATTATTATTTGTAAATATAACATTTAGACTTACAACTGATATTGTTTAATCATTATTATTATTTGTAAATATAACATTTAGACTTACAACTGATGATGTGTCAGAATCAATATCATATAATTCTAAATCTGAATTAATTATATTTTCTTCATTATCTATATCATTATTACTAATATAATTATCAATATATTTATTATTACCATTCCAAGTATCTTTAATAATATTATTATTATTATATGATATTAAATTAATTTGATTAAATATTTCTTTTCTAATTTTATCATTAAAAAAAGTTGTTTTAATTTCATTAATATCTTTAATTATTTTATCATATTTTTCTTTTTTCTTAGATGAAAATTTATTTTTATAATGATTATATAATAATTGAATCTTATCTATTGAATTATCTAAAATTTTATCAAATAAATATTTTTTTCTATCTTTTTCAACAGTTCGTTTTTGAGGATTATAAATAGAAGAATATTTGCTTTCTAAATTTGTTGTACAAAAATTATGATTTTCTGGTAATCTATCATTAAAATTTAATAGTTCTATTAATGTTGTAATTCCTAGTAATTCTTTATCAAAAATCTGATTTACTTCTTTTATTGTTAATTTTGAAATATCTTCATTTCCAATTTGATTTATTATTATATTTATAGTATTATTATTTATTGTATTATTATTATTTATTATATTATTATTATTTATTGTTTTATTGTTATTTATTATTTTATTAATATTTGTTGTATTATTATTTGTTGTATTATTATCATTATCATTATTATTATTAATATTTGTTGTATCATCATCATTATTATAATTAATATTTTCTGGATTTAATTTACATACTGATTTTTGATGAACATATCTATATTGTTTATTAGCAAATTTTTTATGACAAAATTTACATTCTTTAACATTAAATGTTTTTTTATAATTTGGATTTAACTTACATGATTCTGTTTCATGTCTAAATTTTGCATGTTTTGATGATAATATTTTATTACAATAAATACACTTCTTATTTATATTATCTTCCATATTGCCTTATACAATTTATCTTTTATATATATTTTTTTTATTAAAAAAATTTATTTTTTTATAAAAAAAAATAATAGCGTTCATATAAATCATGACTTTTTCCGGATTTTTATAAAAGAGTATAAAATAATATTAAAAAAATCCAAAAAAAGTCATGATTTATAATATAAAACATGACTTTTTATAATAAAAAGTCATGTTTTATTATAAAAAGTCATGTTTTTATATTATAAAAAAAATACTAAATCTTTATTTTATCACATAATTAAATTTTTTATTTTTGATAATGCAAATTAAAGTTCTAATATACAAAATATAAAATTAATATTAAACCATATATAATTATTGGTAAAAAATAATAGTTTTAATTATAAAAATTTACTATTATAAAAAAAATAGATCTGACGTAGAATTATCTAAATTAATATTATTTTTTTAAATAATTAATAACTTATTCTATAATATTATTAAATTGGTATATGATAAAAGAAGCGATTATTGATGATGATATAGAATCTAATAGTAATTCTGATAGTGATTAATTTATTATTTATATTAGCTTATATGAAATGCTATATAATATAATTTATTAAAAATATAAAGTATAAATTTTAATTGATTAATGAATAATTGATTAATAAATAATATTATTTATATAATATTATTTATTAAAACTACATTAGTTATATATTTTAATCTGAATATATTTCATCATTAATACTATCTTCTATTCCAAAATATTACATAAACTAATTAATCCAAGCTAATTCAGCCATATTACTCATTATTCTTATAATATTATATTCTTTAACAACAGTATATATATTACATGGTAATATATTATCTGATGTTATTGTTATAGAAACATCATCAAAATTAGTAAAATTTAAATGTCCAGTAAATTGTTTTTCTAATGGATTTAATGAAAATGTATGACAATAATATCCTGTTGGTATTGAATTATTATATTTTTGTGTCGGTATAATATTATTAAAATAACTTTCATCCATAGCATTAAATAATCTTTCACCATTTACTTCTATCATTATGCTATTAATTGGGGATATTTCATTAACTATTATTTCATTTTTATATTGATATTTTAAATATATCATCATTATATAATTTTTTCTTATATCAGATAATGTTTTCCCTAAATATTTATCTTCATAATACATTAAATATTTTAATAAATTATCATCCCATATACTCATTTTACCAAATGTTTTTATTAATCTATCTATTCTTGCAGATTTATCATTAAATTCCTTAATATTATTTTCAATTATTGATATATCTAATGCATATTCTTTTTGTGTTTCGTTAGTATATATTTTATTATTATTAATATATAATAAATAATAATCATAACTAGTATTATATCTTGAAAATCTACTATCATAATTTTTAATATACTCTGGTATAAATGTAGTATTAGTATTTAGGGGTTTAGTTATAAATGTAATATCTTTAACCAATCCTGATAATTTTTTATTCATTACAATCTGTTTATCATTCAAATAATTAAATGTTATAGGTTGATATCTTGATATTATATATTCATGATTAAAAGTTCCAAATAATTTCCTTTCTTCCATATCTAACAATATACAATCTGATATTAAACTTATCTTGATATGAGGTATATTATTACTAAATGTTTTTCCTGATAAATCATTACTAACTATATCTTTAATTTCATTTAATTTATATACTAACTTTATTTCAGTATTTTTCATTGCTATAGTAGGTAATGCTAATCCTGGGTCTAAACTATACCAATATATTAATGGAATATATACAGTCCATCCATATTGTGTTTTTCTTATTTTTGTTATATTATTAAATTGTTTTTTTTGTGAGGATGATAAATATAAATAATAATGTATATTAAATATATCTTCATTTATTTCATCTATTAATTGATTATTAAAATATAATTTAATATATTTAAATATTTTATTATAAGATATAAAATCTGGCAAAACACTATTATATACATTATTTATAGTTGTAGTAGTTTTTATTTTCATATTATCTGATTGTTTTATATTTATAAAATTAGTAATATCATATTTATCATATGATATCAAATAAAAATTATTATATTCATTATCTATAATATTATAATTATTTATATCTTCAGCAAATACACTAACATTATTTAATGATGATTGATTATAAAATTGTGCAAATTGTAATGATTCTTGATAATATGATATTGAATTAACATCATAATTTATATTATTTAATATAAAATAATAATTTTTATTAATATCTATTATATCATTAAAACTAGTTATATAATATATATAATCATCATGATATGTTAAAAATACAATTCCATTATATATAGTATTATTATATATCAAATCTAATTTAATATTATTAGTTGGTTGATATCCATTTAAATTTGTAGTTATTAAGGTTTTAATTTTATATAAATATTTCTTAAACTCAACACCATTATAAGTATAAGGTAATATATAAAAATTATTATGTGTATATTGATAATTATTTTTATAATTAATATTATATTTTTTATTTAATTTTGGAATTATTAAACTTGTTATCTTATCAGATGGTTCAATATAATACTGATAAAAAGTAATGTCTCCAGTTATTTTTTCATATTCCCAATTTATAATTAATTTTTGTGAATTTATTATAAATGTATCTTTATCTATAACATAATCATTTATTTTATAATAATAATTATCTTTATTTATTATCATATCTGATGGTATTGTTATAATAATATTAGTATCTGTATAATAATATGAACTAAAAACCCATTTATTTTTTATAATATAATGAATATCTTTTACATCATATAATTTAGATAACACAAATGATGTTTTATTAATTATATATAATGATTTTTTATTAATATCATCAGGTTCATATATACTATTTATAATATCAATATCATTATCATAAATAAATATATCAGATAATATAGCTAAATTAATATTATCATTAATTTCATATAAATATTCATTTAGAAATGTTATTCCTAAAATTTTATTTGTATTTAAATGATTTAATTTTTGATTATGATATATTTTAGTAAAATTATAATTAGCTAAATTATCATCATAAATTCCTATTAATGTATTATCATCTAATATATTTATACTAATTGGATTATAATTAATATCACTATAGATTACAAATTCATTAAAATCATTACTTTTATAATCTATATTATTATCCAATTTATGATAATATATAACTCTATTAGTATAAGTTATTATTGGTATTACTTTATTAATTATTATAACATCTCTATTAGTAATTGTTAATATCTTATCTATATAATATCCATTATCATCATAATTTAATAAAATAACTTGATTATTAATATTTATAAAAGTGCTGTTAGCAATATAATTAAAATTCATATTATAAAATTTTAAATATAATCTGTTATTTATAATATTAAATGTTTTTATACTCATATATTTTATTAATTCAAATAAAGTATCATTTAAGATATTATTTGATTGTATTCCAACTGTTATATTATCACTAATATTTATAATATATAAATAATCCTTATAATATATCTTGTCAATATATAAATTATTAATATTATCAAATTGTAAATAATGTATATATCCCATGAATGTATTTAATATAATTTTATATGGATAACTTTGAATTATTGATAAATAATCAAGATTATTAGATGAATAATAAAATGTTAATTGATTTGGATATATAACAGGAGTTATTAATTTATTATCTCTTATACCACCATCTATAAAATCTATATACCAAGTAGACCCTGGAATAATATTATTATTATATAATGATATTTTATAAGGGAAAATATCATTAGTTATTATTTTATTATTAATAATATCTAACTTATCTAAAGTATTAGGATTTAAATCTCCCATATCATATTTATCAAATAATTCATTAATTAATACTTTTAATCCTGTATTAATATCATAATTATTAATTGGTTTTTTATTTAATATATCATTATAGTTATTACCTAAATATACTAAATATTTCAATAATTTATTAACTGATACTCCTATAAATGAATTATTAGTTTTATTAATCCAACTATTAATTTCATAATTAACTGATGTTGAAAACATAACTATATTTTGAGTTGGTTCATATACATATTCATTAGTAATATAATAACTTGGTGAATTATCATAATAATTAGGATGTAAATCATTGTTAAATATAATATTATTACCATCAAAAAAAGCATCATATGAATTATATTTTAAGAAATCATTAATATTATCTATACAATTCATAAAAAAATCTGGATGTTTTAACCAAGTTTTTATTTCATCAAATATTAATATTTCAATTTCTTTCATTTTGTAATAATTATTTTTTAGAATATTATTAGTATTTATTTCTGTTAAAAAAATAGTTAATTTATTTATATCATAATTAGATAAATAATATATATCACTATCAATTTTAACTATATTCCCATTATCCCATTTTAAATAAATTTTATAAATTAAATCAGTTTTAACACTATACATTGTCCACTTATCCCAAGGTTTAACATAATTTAATAAATATTTTAAATCTATTTTAACATAAAATAATTTTTGTCTTAATTCTTTAATATCATATAAATTATTATTATATAATACCCCACTTTTATTTCTTATTATTAATAAATTAACTAATTCAGTTTTAAATGTAGTATCATAATTTAATGTTATTATTTGATTATTAATATCATATATACTTAAACCAATTTCATTAATATAATAATTTTCTGATAATATTATATTTTGTATATTATAATAATAATCCCTATTTGATATATTATATAATTTAATTGGACATACTATATACTCATATTTATCATTAATAATTTCATTAACTTTAGGAGTTGTAATATTTTTAATTGCAGTTTGTATATAATTTATAGTTTCTGTATATAATGATAATATATTATTACTAATATAATCAGAACTAGTTATATAATATTTATTATTAATTTTTATCACATTACAAGATATTTTTAATTCTTCATCTATATAAACTTTACCAGTTATTTTATCATGATTAAATTTAATTTCTTGTTTATAAATATTATCACTATATATCAAATCATTAATCATATTTATATCATATTTATATATAATTTTAATAGGTGAGTGATTATAATGTATTTCTTTATTCATATGTATTTCATCTAATGATAATATAAATGTATAATCATTATTAATATATACACTAAATACATTATCTATATAATATTTATCATTAGTAATAATAATATCACTATAAAAATTAATTTTATTAGGATATGTTATTTTTATTAAATATACACAACTATTTTTATCAATTAATAAATGATATGAATTATATAATAAATTATAATTATCAATATATCCATTTTTATTTATTATATGATAATTATAAAAATATAAATTATTATCATTTATACTTGTGCCATATGAAAATATAACATCAGTTTCATATATTAATTTATCATTATCTAAAATAAACTTGTTAACATTAATATTAGTTATATTATCATCAATACTTATTGCATTATTATATAAACACTTTAATGGAAAATAATATATAATATTATTAAATGTTGAAAATGTTATTTTATCAATCATATTTATTTTATTTAATAAATATATATAAATATTATTATTCTCTCTGACTATTTTTTTTATATAATTATAATCTCCTCCTAATTTAACTGGTTGTAATATATAAAATTGAGGATGATTTAATTCATGTAATATTTTAAATTTATTATCAACATATTCGACTTTTATTTCAAATGGAAATGAATAATAATCTATTTTATCATTAACAATATATTTATTTTCAAAAAAAGAATTAATATTATATTTTAATAATCTGACCCATTTATTATTATATCTTTTTATATCATTATTTATAAGTATGTCATAATATAAATTATTAGTTATTATATTTATTTTTCCTGAATTATTTACATGAATTAAATTATTATTATACTTTATATTATCAGAAACAATATAATAATATCCAAAAGCTATTATATTATTATAATATAATTTATCATCATTAATAACATAATCATTATTATTATTATTTAAGTTAATAAAAGTAATATTAATAATAACAGTTTGAGATACAAAAAAATAATTATCATTATTATTATAATATCCATCATATACTAATTCCCAAATATCATTTTTCCCAATATATAATTTATTATCAATAATACTATATTTATCATTAATAATTATATTACTATTTATTATATCTATTGATTTAAAATTATTATAATGTTGTAATAATAATATACTATTATCTTCAATTACAGTATTATCTGTTATAAATATATTAATAAATGGTTGATATGGTAAAATAAAAGATATATATACATTATTTATATTATTATTAAAAGTTGGATTTGTTATAATTTCATTATCTCTAATATTTATAATTTCATAAAATGTATTATTATAAATAATAATATCAAATTTTTGTAATTTAATAAAATTATCAAAATAAAATAATCTATTATTATTATAAAATAAATTAAGTTTTATTGATTTATTATTAAATGTACATACATGAGATAATTCCAAATTATTATTACTTATTACAATTTTTTCAATATAAGAATCATAATATACATTATAATTTATATTTATATCCTCATTATATGATAATATATTATTTAATTCTAATTCTGGTAAATTAAAATCAGATTTATTTATTATCCCTATTGTATAATATCCATTATATTCATCCTTTAATAATTGATGACCTCTTAATAATTTTAATTCATAATATTGAGTTGATACATTTAAACCATTTACATAATAAAAATTATTGTTGATTATAATAATTTCTCCCATAGTTAAAAATGTTTTATCATATTTAATTATAGTATTATTATTAATTGTAATTTTATTATTTATATAAATTGGATAGGTATCTAAATAATGTCCACTATATGTGGCGCTAGGCTGTCCCGGTTTATTATTGATTAAATTAAATTCATTATTATAATATATATTATAATTAGTATCAATATATATATATTTATCATTATTAGTTATTGTAGGAGAATATATTAATTTTGGTTTTATGTTTAGTATACCATTAAAATTATGAGTTTTTATACTATATTCATAATTATTATCATCTCTAATATCTATATAATATTTATAATATAATTCATTAATTGTTAAATTATTATTTATTAAATTAGGAGATGAACTTATTATTTTATAATTAGGATTAAAAATATTAGATATTGTATATAATGGTTGTGCTATATTAGGTAATAATACATTACTATATAAAGTTAATAAATTATTATTATTACTAAATAATGTCCAAAAATACATATAATAAATATTATTATTTGAATTAATACATTTAATTTTCCATAAAAATAAATCAAATGATGATTTAAATGTAAATTCAGAGTTTATATAAACATCATAATATCTACTTTGTGTATCAACAATAGAAATTAATATTAAATTATCAGTTGTAGATATTAATATATCATTAGTAATAATTTTTCCTAATTTATAATTAAAATTATCAGAATTTATTGTTATAAATGATGTATTAAAATTATCAGAATTTATTGTTATAAATGAAGTATTAATATCATTAACTGTTATAATAGGAATATTATTATTAGTTCTAGTTAATATAATTGGATAATATATATTATTATCAAATAATAAATTAACTATTACATCATCTTTGGTAGATGATATTATTTTATTATAAACATCAAATGATTCTAATGTATAATAAGAATTATAATTAACTAATGTATCTTTAAAAATATTATCATTATAACTTATTGTATTGTCTACATAGTTCTCAGTTATATAACATTTCTTACTCACTTTTAACATTTGTCTAACATCAGTATCAAATATATCATTATCAATTAAATATATACCCTTAAATGATATATTATTTATTATATTAATATCAATACTATACATAACATTTCCGGTTTCATAATAATATATAATATTATTGCATTGATAAAAACAATAATTAGGTAATATATCATTAAATGTAAGTTCATTATTATTAATAATAACATCAATATCTATATATATTCTTGGCAAATCAGAATTATATACCCAACAATGATAATTATTATGAGGAATAATATTAATATCTTTTATTTTTATAAAATATTTATTATAATTGTTTATTAATAATACATAGTTATTTTTATCATAATTTAATAATAAATTATTATCATAACTATATACAACATGATTTTTAATTACCATTGGAGGATATAATGTTAAAACAACATCATTATATGATTTTATTATAATAGAAGATAATAAACTATCAATATAAATATAAGATTTATTATTAATAACACTAAAACTATCATAATATAATATTTTATTATTTATTTCATAATATGAATTATTAATTATATAATCTATCTTATAATTAACTGATTTACATATTTCAATATCATAATGGGATATATTAGGTATCATATTCCAAACATTATTATTAAGATAATATAAAGTAGATTCATACAAATTAATTTTATTTTCAATTACAAAATATAAATAACATATATTATTATTATAAGATAATGTTCCATTTATTAATTTATTATTAATACTAAATACATAATCCCCAGAAGATAATGTAATAGATATCATATAACCATCAACTATTTTATAATTATTATTATTAAAATTATAAAAACCATTAACTAATGTCCAACCATTATTACCAATATATAATTTATTATTATCAATTATATAAATATTATTTATTGATATATCATTTAATGTTAAATTTGATATTGTAATATTAATAAATTCATTAAACATAACTTTAATTTTATATATAAAAGTTGATGGGATTTTAATTAATGATAATATATTGAAATCATTAGGTAATGTTATCTCATAAGGTGAATGTATTACTAAATAATTAATATCATTTATATTGTTATTAGCATCTATTTTATATATATTACTATCATCAAATTTAAAATATTTATTAGTATAATAATAATTTGATATATTGGAAAATAATCCAATATATTTCATTTTATGAGAGTCATTAATCATAATTTTATCATATAATTTATTATCAGTATATGTATTATCAAATGATGATGTTATTATAATATTATTATTTAATTTAAAATTAGTTATAGTATTATTGTTATAAATAATTTTATAAATATTATTATTATCAATTGGATGTAATAAAGTAATATTATAAGTTTCATCATTATTATAAAAACTATTAGTTATCATATTATCAATTTCGTCATTAGATAAATATTCTTCCTGATAATTATTAGGATTAGATATATCTAAATATGTTTCATTATCTTTAATATATTGGATATGATTAGTAAAATATAATGAAATATTATTTAGATATAAATTAGTATTACTTATAATTTTATTTGCATTATAATAATTATATACTGGTGATAATAAATTAATAAGATTACTAAATGTTAATTTATCTTGTGATATATTATTATCTTTTAATAATCTTAAACTTTCATGACAATATTTATTAAAATCTGAATTACTAAATTTAATATTAATATCATTAAATATTTTTAAAGTAGTAGTTCCACAATATTTATTTAATGAATTAAATGTTTTATTAAATAATTCTAAATATAAATTATTAATTGATTCTATAGTATTTATAATAACTTTATAAGAATTATCATTATCTATAATATGGTCAATTTTATCACTTAATATATTAATATAATCACTAGCATATTTATTAATTAATTCAGAGGGTGGAATATTAAAATAATCAAATGCAGGATTAAATGTTGTTTGAGTTATAAGTGAGTTATCTATACTATTTAAATTTAAATCATAATATTTTTCATCAGAAGGTTTAATAAAAAATTGTTGTGTTGATAATGGTAATAAAAATGTTATATCTATATCATTTAATGTTATTTTAGATGTTTCATTTAATTTAAATTTTATATTATAAAAATATAAAGTTGAATGATTTAATATAAGTTTATTAGATGCAATCATTATAAATGATTTATTAAAAATATAGTCATTTAAATCAGAAAGATTTTTATTATTAATAAAATCACAATCGGTAGAATGGCTAATAAAATCATTTAAATTAGGAACAAAATTATTAATTGGTATTTTTAATATATTATAATTTATTGAATTATTTGTTGGTGTTGATAAATAAAAGAATGGTAATATATATGGTGTTTTAACAATAATTGAGTTTGGATTATTATCAATGTATGAATTATTTTTTATTATTTTAATAAAATAGAATTTATTACTATTATTAGTAGTTCTATATATTTTCCAGGCATTATATGTATTATCATAGATTGGAGAAAAATTAGATATTTCAATATATTTATTAATATCATTGTTAGTTATACTAATTTCATCACTTGGATAAGATTCATTAAAAGTTTCAGTATTATAAAAAGATATTTTATATTTAAAAGTTCCTACTAATTTTGTGGTTGCTATATATAAGATATTATTATTTATTATATAATCTCCATTTTTAATATCAGTAATAGGTATTATATCATAATTTATAGCACTAATATTATTAAAATTAATATCAATTAATGACCCCTCACTCAAATCAATATAATGAAAAATATCATTAAAAAAATAATAACCTGATTGCACTAATTGATTATTAAAATATAAATTATTATTATCAATTTTATAATTAGTTATATTTATAAAATATAACATATTAGATTGATTATCTATAATATATGTTCTATCCAGATTACTAATATAATAATAATCATTATCAATAATATTATTTCCTAAATATAATTGATTATTATATATATAATAACTATTATTATTTATATTATTAAAATCAGTAATAGTTGTAGCTATTATACTATTAAATAATTGTAAAGAATTTGTAATATTAATAATTGTAAATTTATTATTATAATTTATATTATCAGAAGAAATAATATAATTACCTTTAATTAATAATTCCCAATATCTTTCAGTTCCAAGATATATATTATTATTATAAATAATATACTCGCCAATATTAGTAGTTTCAGGTATATTATCATAATTATTAGCAATTATATATGAAAAAGTAATAGCATTACCATTATTAATATATAAATATACATTATTAATACTCACTATTATAGAAGTTATAAAATAAAATCCATTAGATATTAAATTCCATTGATTATTATTTCCATAATATAATTGATTATTAACTAAAGTATAAGTATTATTTGATACAATATCAGGTAGTATATTATTTATTAAAACATTTATTTTATTAAAAAATGAAATAATACCATTAATATCAACTGTTATGAGTTTATAATTATAAAGTATATTAGTAGAAAATATTAAAAAATTATTAGATTTAATTGTAGCCCATGCTGAATTTATATAATATTTTATTACATTATTAACTATAATATACTGCCCTTCAAGCCCGTTATCAGGTGTAGTATCACTATAAGATGCATTAATTATATTAAATATAATTAAATCACCATTATTATCACAATATATATATTTATTATTATAAATATCAGAATCAGATACAACAAAAAAATAATTATTAGTTATGTTTACCCAAGCATTATTAGAATTATAATATAATTTATTATTATACATAACATAATTATCACTAGATGATAATTCATAAACTACTTTAGCATTAATATAATTAAATAATTTTAATGAATTATTAATATTAATAATACTATTTTTAGTATTATAAAAGGTATTATTATCTGATTTAATATAATATCCTCCTTGGATTACTAAGTCCCATTTATTTAAATTACCAAAATATAAATTACCATTATAAATAACATATGAATTATTAATACCAATCAATGGTAATATATTATAAAATGTTGCATTAATATTATTAAATGAAAGTATATCAGAATTCTTAATATAAATATATTTATTATTTACATAATAATATCCTTTATTAATTATATTCCATGTATTATTATTTCCATAATATAACTTATTATTAAATATAATATAACTATTATTAATAACTATAGTAGGTATTGAACTATAATAAATTGCAGTTTTTTCATTATATTTTTTAATAGTATTACTTATATTTATAATAACTTTATGGTTATCGTATTTGTAATAACCTTCAGTTACAAGATTACCATAATTATATAAATTATTATTATAAATCTCATATTCATATATTGAAGTTAAAGTATATGAGGGATTAATATTAATAAAATTAATAATATTTATAATACCATTTTCATTAATAATATAATATATATTATTAATAGTATTATAATAATATCCGTTTTGAGCAAATTCCCATATTATAGGAAAATCTACATTTCCTGATTGTGTTAATAGTGTAAATGGTAGAGATTTATAAGGTATATTAGGTTGTGATGGGATTAATTTAATATTATCTTTATAATTATATTTATTTACTAAATAATATAAACTATTTTTATCAAAAGTGTCTGATATAGAAACTATATTATTATTAATAGTTAAATTATTACTAATACTATAATTTAATTTAAAATCTTCAATATATATTTCATAAATATTATCTAAATTATGAAAAGTAATTTTATCATTATTCATGTCATATAATACTATTTTATTATTTTCTAATATAGTATTTACAATTGTTGTTGAAATTTTAGTATTACTATTAGGTAATAATGTAAAAATATTATTAAATAATAATCCTAATTTATCATCATTAATTTTATCAATATAAATAGTTTCAGTATTATTAGTAATAGTTGTTAATAAATAAAATTTATTATTATTATTTTTTGTTCTATATATTTTTCTACCTATAACATTAGGATTTGAAGATATTGGTATATTATAAATTTTAACAACTTTATTAGCAGGAACATCAATATTTATTATAATACTACAATCAGATTCATCATTAATAGTATAAAATGTAATACAATATTCATATAATCCTATTAAATTATTAGTATCATATATAGTATCTAAATCAAATTGTAATGGTTTATTTATTTTATTATAATATACTATATTTAATAATTTAAGAGTAGGTTCATTTAATAAAGTTATATCAATATCATTAATTGAATTAAAAGATTGTGTATATAAATAATATTTATTAGTATTAATTATTGGATAATTAATTTTATCTTTATGAAATAAAACAATTGGTAATTCTTCATTAAATATTATATTTAAATTAATAATATCTTCATTATTTAATACTAATTTATTATTACATTCAATTATTAAATATAATTGGTTATTATAATAAATTTTATTATAGTTAATTATTTTATTATTTATAGTTAATTTTATAATACAATTATCATTATAATAATTATTAAATTTTATATATAACAGATTATTAACACTATAAACTATTTTATTATTAGAATATATATAATTATAATTATTTTGAATAGATAATTTATTAAAATTTTTATTTAAATTTATTGAATTATTTGATATATTAATAGTAGTATCTAAATTAACAACATCAGTTAAATTAATATGAACATCAAATATATTATTTTTTAAATTTATAAAATTATTATTATTAATTGACATATAACCCATCCAACTTTCTTTAAAAAATAACTCATAATATGACTTTTTAAAGTCATCAACTAAATATAAATTTGTTGGATATAATGAATAATAAAATGTTGATTTTCTATTTTGATAACCTAATAATCCTCCATTATTACTATTTAAACTATTTACATCTAAAAATTTTTTATATAATCTAACTAAAACATTATTTCTCCAAAATATTATAAAGGATTTAATAGATTTATTTAAATTATATAATGTTATTAAATTATCAACAACATCATATGATATTAAAGCAAATACATATTCTATATTAACAGGAGTTAAGTTATTCATTTCATTAGAACTTAAATTCTCCTGATTACTAATAAGTGTTGTATATTTAGTAGTTTCATAATTTAATTGATAATTATAATTGTCATTATTTAGTAAATCTATTAAATTAGCATTATTATAAAAAGTTCCATAATAATAATTATTAAAATTTAATTGTAAATTAGGAACATTATAAAATCTTGATAATATTGTTTTTAGTTTAATATAAATATGAGTAGGATTAGATAGATTCATATTTTCAATAATTGATACAATATTCTTACCTATAAGAATATAATTTCTTTTAAAATTTTCAAATAGAGGATTATTAATATTATTTATTTTAAATATTGTATTACTATAATAATTTAATTTTTGTTCCCAATCATAAGTAAAATTATAAGATTCAGATATATTATTAATATTAATAACATTATTATTAGAAATTTCATATTTTTTCCAAATTGTCATAATTAAGTTATGATCAGCATATAGAAAATTAAATATTAATGATAATACTAATAAATTATAAGGTAATATATTATCTTTATAATTATTAAAATTTAAAAAATTATTTTTACAATATTGATATGCTATATCCATATCATAACCTAAATTATTGATACTTAAATCTTCAAAATATCTAGATACTTCATTAACTGCAAAATTAAAATCATAATTAAAATAAAATTTATTAGGATAATTAATAAAAATTTCATTTTTTAATTTGTTATAAAGCACATTATATTTTGATTTAACAGAAGTTATAGTATCATAAAATGCTTTGTTATTTAATGATTCATTAAGACATATATTTTCTAATAAATTAGATTTATATAATAAAATATTAATTAATGAAGATGTTGGATTATCTATTAATTTATATAAATAACAATTAGATGTAAATTTAATATAATCTGGTAATACATTATTAGTTAATATATTTTTATCAATATTATATAATTCATGATTAATATCAATCATTAAAAATAATTTATTATCAATAACATAATATTGATTATTAATATAATAAATATAACATAATGTATCATTATTATATATTTCAATACTATTAATATTAATATTATTTATCGTATTAATAATATTAGTCTTACTATCAATTGTAAAATGAGGAATATCTAATTTTAAATACTGATTATATAATAAATCTCCATTTTGGGATATTATACAATTAGATTCTTTATTAAAATCTAATCTTCCTAAATATCTATTATTTTGATAAATAGTAAATGGTGTATGCTGTTTATAAACTTTTTTAAAAAAAGTAATTTCTGGATTTAAAGTTAAAGGAGCATCTTGTATACCAGTTATAGCTAATTGAATTAATCCTCCTCCTGTCATAATGCTATTAGTCTGAAATAGAAAATAATCTTTAATTGGGGAAAAATCCCAATTAAAGATTATTTAATAATAAATAATCTTTAATTGGGGAAAAAATCCCAATTAAAGATTATTTAATAATAAATATTATTTATTTATCAATTATAAATTATTTATTCTATTTATTATTAATGAATACATATTATATAAAGATAATAGTATTAAAAGATTGTGGTTATTCTAATAATGCATTAAAATTATTAGAAGAGTATAAAGTTCCTTTAAAAGTTATTCAAATTGATCGTGATAATAAAGATTTATTAAAATCTGATAAAATAAATACATTTCCCCAAATATATCTTAAACGGAAAAATAAAACAGGACATCTATTATTAGGAGGTTATACTGAATTAAATAATTTAATTAATGATATAAAAAACAAAACTAATATAACTAATTTAATGACTAAATATAAATGGTCTAAAATAGCAATAATTAAATTTATTGAGTTAATTGGACTTCATTATTAATAAATATACCAACTTTATTTGATTCTGAATCATATACATCACCATTTTCTTTTTGTTCATAATAATATGTTTTATCATTTAATATAATTTTAACAAAAATATTTTCACTAGATGATGATTGTGATGGTATAGACGGTTTTTCTATTTCTTTTTGTTTTATATATTTATGTTTTATTTCATCATAATTTAATCCTTCTCCCTCACATACTAATTTTAATAATTTTATTTGAGAGAGTAAAATTAAATTATTTTGTTCTTGTTTAATTTTTTTTATTTGAGTTTGTAATTTAGAATCCAACTCATGAGTTGAATCAATAAAAATATCATATAACTTTTTTATCTCTTGATTCTTTTTCATTAATTATAATATAACCATTATATTATAATTAATATATTTTTCAATTTTTTTATAAATCATGTTAGGTTTATCCTAATTTGAATAAAATAAAAAATAGAGTTTTTTATTTTAACCATAAATAAATTTATTTTTGGTTTTTGAATGATCGGTTAAACCTAATAGTCGTCAAGAGGTGTGCAAAATGACGCAAGAGTTAACTCACATAGATGCTTTGCAGCTTGTATTTGTGCATCAGTTCTTTTGTGCTGTTTGGTACAATTTGCGCCAAACTTGCATGAACGGTTATATTCACAGTGGCAAAACTGGATGCACTCTTCTTGGGTGATGTATACTCTTCTTTCTTCCCATTCTTCAGAATGGGTATTAGATGGGACGGGATAAACAATTTCTTTGAAGAAGAACTTGCACATCTGACCATCGTCTGGTTCTGTGTTATGGTTGTTTTGGGAACTGGATAGAAAGCCACACTTGTCTAGCTTTACGCCCAGAAAATCACACAAAGAAGGCTCCACTAAATATTTCCCACAATGAACAGCATAGCAAGTGTAAGCATGCATAAATTCTTTGGCATGTTTCTTTTGCTCATCAGATAGTGAATGACTGCATCTGCATCTAGTTCCAAACTGACACCACTTTCTGTCTGGGAATACATTACCTAATCTCTCTTTAACCTGTTCATTGTCCATGTAAATGATCTTGCCCTTGTAGTTAATTTTCCAGAAGAAATATTCACATAGCTTCTTGTCATGGGTTTGAAGAACCGAACTTGTTGGTCCAGAGAGACTCTGACCTGACGGAGCAGCCATGGAACCTACACCAGTTGTGGTGATACGGTGCATAGTGCCTGGAAGCGTTTGTTCTGGAAAAACTAAACCTCCACTGATGGATTGTGCCATGAATAACAATGCGTGTAATCTTTCTAGCTTGCCAGGTATAACAAGTCTAACTTTCTTGGGTGGACAGATGCCCCCACGGTAAAGTAATAAAACTATTGAAATAAATATAAATAAATAATTTCAATTTTTTTTATAAACAACAAGTCCAACATAAAGATATATCATTATTTTTATAATCTGCTTTTTTTTTGCATTTATTACATAAATTATGAGTTGTTTCACGTATTAAATTTTTAGTATTATATTTTATATGTAATGGTCTATTTAATATTTTATAATTTAATATATCAAAATTGAGAGTTATATTATTAGTATCTATATCAGTTATAATAACTGATGAAATTTCATTTAATAAATTAGTTAATTCATAAGAATATGACATTATTAAGATAATATATACTTATTGTCTTAATAATTTATTAATCAATTTTTTTTATTTATTGATAATAAATATTATTTCATTTATTTTTAATAAAATGATATGATTCCCATTTAGAATCAGGTTGATATAAACATTTATTCTTTAATTCTGTCTCCATATGACTTATAACATAACTTAATGTATTAATAGTTTTTAAAATTTCTTTATTATGTAATAATGAATCTGAGTTATAAATAGAATCTATATAATTAATTAATATTTTTAAATCAGAAGAAACCATATTATGGACATAATGGTCTTGATAACATATAGATTGAGATTTATTATTACTATAATTAAAAGAACAATTATCTTGATAAGAACAAAATTTATAAGAACATCTAGAAATATAATTATCTTTATTTAATTTATTATCATGAACTAATTCTTTTTGATTAAGTCTTATTCTTAATGTTTCACTAAAATCTAATAACATTTTTAAACATGAAATAAAAAATGTATAATTTAAATTTTTATTTTGTAATGTATATTTTGTTAATAATTTTATTATGTCTAATTCTTTTTGTAATATAATTAAACTATTTTTTGATTTTATAGAATTTATTTCATTTTGATTATGACATAATTGGGTTAAATCATTTAATTTATTTTGATATTCTTTTTCCATATTATCAATTCTAGATTCCATGTTTTTTTCAGATATTTTAGCTAAAAATTTATTAACATAGCTTGTTAAATTATCATTTAATGATAATTTAATACTATATTTTTTATCCCATAATAAATTATCTTTCATTTAATTATAAATATATTAAACTCTTTATATAAAGATTTTTCTATACTATTTTATATAATGATTAAACAATATAATAGACCTGATAAAACTTTTCAAGAAACTCTCTCTAATGAAGATATTAAATTACAATTAAAAGATTATAAAAAAATAGAAGATATTACTACTGTTTCTATTGGAACACATATTAAATATTTTAATATAGATCCAACCACCAAACAATCAAAGTTTCGTATGGGTGGAACTTTACAAAAGATTGATCCTCAAGGTAGATTTATAACACTTTCTAATGGAACACTTAATTGGTCAGTTCAATTAACATCATCTATTTTATATCAAAAATTAACAGATAATGAAATACAATTAGAATTAAGAAATGAAATATATAAAGAAGTTTATTCAGAACTAAGCCATAAATTTAAAGGTGGTAATAATGAAGAATTAAAGAAGGAGAATAGCAAATTACATTTAAAGTTAGAAGAAATGGATATAAAATATAATGAATTATTAAAAAAAAATTTAAGTTTAATATCTAAATTAGAAAAAATAGAAAATGAAATTAAAAAAAGAAAAAAATGATATAATAATATTATAAAAAATTTTCTTAATAAATTTATATATATATGCCTAAAAGTTTTTCTGGTGTAAGAACAATTAAAAATTTTAATATGAAACAATCATCTAATACTTTAACTGATTCAGATTCATCTCTTGTTAGAACAGTTGTTAATAATATGGATGAATCTATACAACCCCAATCAATACATGGTTTTAATGAACCTGAACCAGTTATGAATCAAATGCCTATGATGAATCAAGACCCATATATGAATCAAATGCCTATGATGAATCAAGACCCATATATGAATCAAGACCCATATATGAATCAAATGCCTATGATGAATCAAATGCAAATGATGGAATCAAATAATATGATGAATCCTAATTTGTATATGGGAAATAAAACTAATAATTTATCAGCATTAAAATATTTATCTTCAGATAAACCACAACAAGTAAATCAAAATAAATCTGATATGATTAAATTATTAAGAGGAAATAACAGAATGGAACAATCATCAATGCAAATGATGCAACCGCCAATTGACCCATCAATGCAAATGATGGGTGCAATGCAACCACCAATGGACCCATCCATGCAAATGATGGGTTCAATGCAAGCACCAATGCAAATGATGGGTGCCATGCAACCACCAATGCAACCACCAATGCAACCACCAATGGACCCATCAATGCAAATGATGGGTGCAATGCAACCACCAATGCAAATGATTGATGCAATGCAATCACCAATGCAAATGATGGGGTCTCCTATGGAACAATCAATGCAAATGATGCAACCACTTCAACAATCTAATTCAAAATTTTCAAATCTTGCTAAATTAAGTATGTAAAGTATTAAATGTAGGAACATTAATTAGTTGTCCAATAATATAAATATTATTATCTAGTAATACAAAATTATTATTTTCATCTTTTTCTAAGGAACCAACAGGATAATGTAATTCTAAATCATAAACTACACCGTTATTATCATTAAGCCAATAAAAATTATCTTCAGATAAATTACCTGATGATAATTTCTTAACACATTTTACTTTTCTAACTCTAATTCTACTTATTTTAGAATCAATAGAATTTAAACCATTATTTGTTTTAATATCATATTCTATTTTTTGTTGATAAGCAGGACCAACAACTTTATCAAATAAAGAATTTTCATTAAATTGAAAACATCTATATTTAGAACCCATCATATTATGATTTTTAAATAATTCACAATCTACAGCAGCTTCTTTAACCGCTTCTGTAAAAGATAATAATAAATTATTTTTTTTTCTTGATATATCTTCCATTTTTTCATCAGTAGTTATTTTTTTATTATTTCTTATCATTTTATACCTATATACATCTACTGTTCTTTCATTTAATGGTAGGTCTTTATGTTGACAATATCTTAATGCCCTACCAATAACTTGTTCTATTCTTACTTCATTCCAATAAGGTTCTAATATATGGACTTGTCTAACATTATTTAAATTAATACCTTCAGCTCCAGCAGGTGATATCATAATTATTTTACAATATTTACCATATTTATTATCACTCATATTGAATATATGTTTATTAATTTTTCTTATTTCTTTATTAATACCACCATGAAATTCGCAATATCTTAAATAATCTTTTGATAATGTTTTAGTAGGTTCTAATTCATTTTTATTAAATTCTTTATCATCATCAATATCTATAAATTTAAAAAAATGTAAATATACTTTTAATAATTGTAATCCTTCCATTTCAACATAATTTGAATATATTAATATAGTTCCTTTAATTTTTAATAAATTAAATATTAATCTAATATATTTAGGACTAGATGTCATCATAGCTTTGAATAAATTACTTTTATTATCTTCAGATGAATAAAATTTATGATAATTTCCACCATAATTACCTAAATAAGATTTTATATCATCTATTATTGTATGGTCTTTATCAGTTTTTGATATATTTTTCAAATATTCAATAAAAGAATTTACAAATATTCTAACAGTTTTTAGATATTCTAATGCTTGTTCATTTGATTTAATTACTTTATTTTTTTTTTTTTTATTTTTTCCTTCATCTATTATTAAAGCTTCTTTTTCAGATATTTTAAAGTGACTAGGTCTGGGTCTTTTTTCACCATTTATTTTTTCTGATATATTAGGAAAAACAAAATTACATGATTGTCTTGTATATGATGAATATGTTGATATTTTATCTCCTACTTTTCCTCTACTATATTTTAACATCTGTTTTTCAGCTTTTTCTTCTATAGCTTCATAAAAATTATATATTTCTTCTTGATATGATTCCATTGGAATATTAACATAATGAATCATTTTTTTTGCATATTTATCAGGAGTAGCACCAATATAATAAGATACTAAACCTAATATTCTTCTTTGAAACATATTTTTAGTATTTTCATTTAAGGATGCAAAATTTGTAGATGATATAAATAATTGTGAGAATGAACTTTCTGACATTGGAAAACTACCTGGTCTTAATAAATTAAATATTAATGCAAATTCAAAAGGATTATTAACTACAGGAGTAGCAGATAATAACATTACTCTAGTATTATTATTTTCTTTATTTTCTTGTAAAATATAATCATATATTACTTGTGCCCTTTTACCTTTTTTTCCTGATATATTATTATATACATTATTAATAAATTTATGTGCTTCATCAATAATAAAAATAGACATTTTACTTGAATCTGATTTTTTTATTTTATCTAAAAAATCTTTATCAGCAATTGGAGAATCATAATGAATAATTATAATATTATTAAATCTTAAATCATAATCAGTTTTAGTCATATATTTTTCAATATCTTTCATCCATGGGTCATCTCTTAATGATGCAGGAATAAGTAAAAATACATTCCATTTTGGTGTATAATTAAATAATATATTATAAACATTAATAGCAGAATAAGTTTTACCAGCACCAACCCCGTGATATATTAATATATCTTTGAATGGTGATTGATAATTAATAAAATTACCAATAAATGACTGATATAATTGAATTCCTTGTTTTTCCTCATTACAAGGGTCTTCTCCAGGTTGATAAATAATTTTAGGTAAAACAAACTTATTAAAATTTTTCATAATCCATAATGGAAAAATTCTCCCATTCATTTCTAAATTAACAATATTTTGAGAAGACATTATTATTAAATTAGATAATATAATTTTATCATATAATTTATAATGAATAACTATAATTTTTTTGATAAAATATATTGCATTAATTTAAAACATAGAACTGATAGATATAACTCATCACTCAAGTTTTTTAGGAAATTAAATATTAATGTTAAATATTTTTTGGCTGATAAACATCCTAATGGTGGTAGATATGGATGTTTTGATTCTCATATTAATGTTATAAAAGACGCTTTTTATAATAATTATAATAATATTTTAATATTTGAAGATGATGTTAAAATAGCTAAATATTATAATAATAATTTATTAAATAAAGCAATATATTTTATGAATAATAATGATTGGGATATATTTTATTTAGGTTATTTTCCATTTAGTTATAATTATAAATATAATATAATATCTAATAATATTATCTCATCTAATCCTTTTGGAGGTCATGCTTATTGTCTTAATAAAAAATCTATTAAAATAATTTTAAATAATTATCAACAAGTTATAGGTAAAATGCATTTTGATATATGGTTATCACTAGAGAATAAATTTAAAACTTTCTGCATAGCTCCTATTATATTTGACCAACATTTTAACTTTAAAACTGACAATTCAACTCATGGAACTTTAGAATATTATTTCAGAAAAAAACAACATTTATTTGAAGATTATAATATTAATTCTAATGTTTCTTTATTAATTTATAATTTTCATACTCATAAATTAATTTTAATTATATTAGTATTATTTATATTTATATTTATAATAAAAAATTGATTTTAATATTTATTATTAAATAAATATTATTATCAATAAATGTGGAACTATAAAACAATTAATAAAATTAAAATACATAATTTAACTAAATATGGTAAAAATATTAATTTTGTAAAAAAATATTCATTGGCAATGTTTAATAATAATTACAAAATTGATAAATATGGTTCTAATTATTTAATTTTTTGTCTTAATACTTTACCATTATATAGTATAAAAAAAGAAATTGAATCAGATTTGTGTTCAATACATGATAAATTTAATACATTATATGATTATGATACTATTATTATAAATAATTATTATAATAATTTATTATCTGCATATTTAGCAATTGATTATTATCATAAAGAATTATTATATATTGATAAAAAATGTATAAATACAATAATTTATGATACAATTAAAAAATTAAAAATGATAACATTATTAGATTTAGACAAAATATGTAAAATTAATATTAATATATCATCTGGATTTTATTCATTATATAGGTTAATGAATTATATATTATATGAATGTTTAAAAAATAGTATACAAGCAATAAAAATAAATCCAATTATTAATATCAATATAACAGAAGATGAAAAAAATATAATTATAAATATTGTTGATAATGGAATAGGAATTAAAGATATCAATAATATTTATAATTTTATGTATACTACAAGTAAAAAAAATAATTTATCATTATCAGGATATGGTCTTGGACTATCTTTTTCTAAATTTTTTATTGAATTCTTAAATGGAAGTATTAATATAGATAGTGTATATAATAAGTATACATCAATAATTATTATATTTCCCAAGATTTAGGTGCAGGAATATTTTCCTAAGAATATAGTTTAAAAATAAAAATAATTATTTTATAATTTTAATGGAAACTAAAAATAGAATATATAATACAGATTTTAGAAAAAAATTAAAATCAAAATTAGAAAAAATATTAGATAAAAATGATTTAATAATAATATATAATATCATAGTCAGTGATATAGGAACTAATATATCAACAAATAAAAATGGAATTTTTATTAATATGAATATATTATCTGATAATTGTATTAGCAATTTAAATAATTTTATTGAAGATAAATTTAAAATAATAAATAATAATGAAAATGATAAACAAAATTGTAAAGTATATAAATTAGATGATGTTGAAATTATGTCTGAATTAGGTCATAAATTAAGCAATCATGAAAAAAATATAATTAAAAGAATCAGAAATAAAAATTAGTTTTCTCAGGAGTTATTTATTAAATTTAGATACTGCTTATGTGGGTTGTTTTCTAACAGCTCCTCTGCTTGCGTCTCTTTTTGCTTTTGATTGTTGTATTGGTGGTGATGATACTAATTGTTGTAGTGGCATTAATTTAAAACTAGGGACCCGACCTGTGGGGACAAAAGATGCTGAAGGTGTTGAAGATGCTGAAGATGCTGAAGGTGTTGAAGATGCTGAAAGTTTTAAATAATCTTGAAGTATAATAGTATTATCATATTCTCTGTTAGTGCCAATTGACATTTGATTAGTTAATATATCTATATACTCATATCCTAATAGATAGTTTTGGGCATTAATAACTATTTTTAATTTTTTCACAATATCTAATAACTGTTCTCTAGATATTGGTTTGGTGGTTTTGGATGTATCACTATCACTAGATGGTTTATAATAATTTTCAAATAATGTTTTTATATAATACCATAGTGACATTGCATCAGATGGACAAGATTTATTAGAATCTACATTAAAATCCTTATTTAAATTAAAAAACTTACTATACAACTTAAAATTAGATATATTTCCCAATATTTTATATAAACCATTAGATAATATATTATCTATAGTTAATGATTGTGTAGTGTTATTAATTGGAATAACAACATATATTATTTCTGGCTTTGGTTTAACATTAATATTTAATAGTTTTCTAATAAGATTTTCTAATAATGTTGCTTTTTCAATATCACTGCCATTAATATTAAATACTGAATATAGTTTTTCTTTAGCCTCAATAAATGTAGTGGTGAATATACGGTTGATACAATATTCTATTATTTTGTCTATATATTTTTTTAAATACGATTCACTTGTATGTTGTGTGATGATACCAAATGCAAATAAGAGTGTTTTTAACATAATAACATTTATCATATCATCCTGTTCAGTATAATATATTAATTCAAGTATCATTAGATTATTAGTTTCTTCAGCCTCATAACCAAATAATTCTTCTAAATTTTGAAATGTTAATGTGGTTTTTAACCTTATTGTTGGTTTTTGTTCTGATTCTTCTTGTTCTGATTCTTCTAATAATTCTGGCATGTTTGATGTAAATATTTTATTTAAGAATTGGTGTAATGATTTTATCCCAACATCATCCTCCGTAACCTTAAAATTATATGGTACTTTTTCGAATTTAGTTGTATTAGTTCTTGTATCAGTCAATTCTTGCCCTTGATTCAATATAAACATCTTGCCAATTTTTTTTAAGAATGTGTTATTCATTTCATGTAAATATTGATGTGCTGATTTACAAATATCTTGTTGGGGAACAGTTAAATTTATAGCCTCTATATATTGTACACCAGTATCGTTAGTTTTAACTACAGGTAAAAATGTTAATCCCTCTTTAATTTTTAATAACATATTTCGGTCGTTTGGAAAATATGTGTTTAATTTTTTTTCTATATTTATAATTGCTTTACTATATTCATCATATGAAACAACAGTTCCAATTGAAGAATTTATCCCTGCAGCTGTAGCGACAGCCCTTCTTAATTGTGTTGCAGATCTACTTCTAGCTCTAGTCCCAGCCCCTCCTGTAAGTTCATAATATTTTGTTTTATATTTCATATATTTATTAAAATAGTCATCTTGTGTAAAATTCTCAGGTGGTTCATTAATATTTAAAGTGTAATCATTATTTTTAACTCTCATATATTTTTGTTTATATTTAAGATATTTTTCTACAACATCTGATATCATTATACTATACTATATTTTTTTTATATTATAATTTAAATTATTTTATTTTGTAAATGTCCATTTATAACCTTTACAAATTATATCAAATTCACAAGATGATAATAATGTTTTTCTTGCAATTTTAAATTCTTTCATAACATCTTCCACTGAAGAATAAATTCTTAATATATTATTATTTATTGGATGAAGTTGATGTATAGATATACCATTTACACGTTTATTAGGAAGTTTGTTATTTTCTAAATATTTATTTTTTAATGAGTCATGACAATCATCCCACATTTTAATATAATGCCCACTACATACACTTTGACGTTTTATTGCATTTGCTACAGATGCTGAACTAGTTAAATGTCTATCTTCTTTACAAGCTTTTTGGTCAGGAAAAACTTTAACTATTTCTGTTTTATTTAAATTTAACATTGCTACATATCCTATTTTACTTGTTTTAGATTGAACTGTTTCGGTAAACAGCAGTTTACCTTAATAATTAATTTAAAAAAGCAATACTTTTTTAAATTAATTGTTTCACCAATATCTTGAAAAGTATCATCTGAGAATTCTCTTTTTAATTCTGCCCATCTATAATTTTTATAAATTAATTTTTTATCAATTGCATTTTTAATTGATACTCTTGATATACTCATACTACTTGATAATGAGTTATCTCTTAATGCATAAGCATAACTTTCATAAGTTTCGTTAAAAAAACTATAGTTTTTTTAACTTAATAATTACAAAAAAAATCTTAAAATTTTTTTTGTAATTGTTTCTATTAATGTTTTTCCATCACTACTATATCTTTGAATTTTATTTCCTCTTTGTTGAGTATGTTTTCTATTATCACTTAATAATATAATTGGATCAATATAAGTAGAATCTTCATTATTATTTAATAATGAGATTTGTTTATTTTTCTCTTGAATCTGTAATAATTTTATCTTTTCAATTTCAATTAGTTCTTGACTATCTAATGATGATGAAAATTTAAATTTATTATGAGTTCCAATTTCTATAACTTTATTAAGTTCAATATCTGATACTAAAAATAATTCATGAGAATTATATTCAGTTCCATTATACTTATATTTACTAATATTAGGATGATGATGTAAAAATTTTTCAAATGCTTCATTTATTGGACAATCATATATTTTGATAATATTGCACGTTTTATAATCTTTAATTAATGTTATAATTCTATTTTGAATTTCTTTAGAACTACCAATTTTAATTAAAATCTTATCATCAATATTCTTAATTTTTGATATATACACAATATATTTATTTTTAAATGCTTCAACTAATGATGTATGTTTATTTAATTCTACTGTTTTTTTCATTTTTTCTGCTTCTTTTTCTAGTGCTAATTTAAAATTATTTTCAATTCCTTGGATTTTTAATTCAAGGTCATATTTTCCAGTTTTTCTTATAGATTTAATAACTGAACATAACCATTTTTGAAATGGTTTTGCAATAGGTTTTCTTGATTGCATTAATAATCTATATACGCCATTTTCAGTAAGAAATATAGTATCTTGATTTCCTCCTGTAGTTATACTATTACATAATACTTTTTCATCTTCATCAAAATTTATTATAGATGAACGAATATTTTGTATTTCTAATATATCAGCTATTTCAACCGCTTTAAAATAAGCTTCATCATCTTTCCACAAAATATTTATTTTATATTCATTATTATTAATTACAAATGCTTCTAATATATCCATAACATGTATTTATATTATTTCTTTAAACAAAAATATACTAAAAATATTAATAATTTACTTAAAAAGAATATTCAAAATTTACAAAATTTTATAAAAATGAATAAGGGTTAAAGGGTGTACGTAGTACGTACACCCTTTAAATAAATGAATATTAATAATTCACTATAGTTAATATTCATTAATATAATAAAAATGAATAAGGATGAAATAGTATAAGTAGTATATACACCCTTTAAATAAAAGAATATTAGAAATTCACATTCAACAACGTAGTACGTAGTGATTAACAACTACTTATAAGAATATTATTGATTTGCTAAATTATTTCTATATGTTTTCATATATTCAGTTTTCATTTTTCTAACTTTATCTTCTCCTAATTCTTCTTTTTTTTTCTTAAGATATTTATGAACACTTTCTCTATTTCTTAATTGTTGTTCAGAAACATTATTATGATCAATAATTTTATTAGATGTTTTCCATGTATGTGATGGAATAATATAATCTGTTTTATTTAATCCTAAATTATAAGTATTATTTAAGTGGTCTATAAAATTATTTAGTTCTAATTGAAGGTCATATGAATTAATTTTAGTTTTATATTGTATTCTTTCTCCATCAATCTTTTTACAGAATTGAATATAATCTACATTAGAAACATTAGTAATTGAAAAATTACAAGGCATATTAGGTTTAGAAATAGTTTTATCTATAGTTTCAAAAACATTAATAATTGGTAAGTTTGGTATAGTATAATGTGATAACTTTAATTCTGGATGAGTTTCATTTAAAATATTAATTAAATCATTAAATTCTTGTTGAAAATCATTAGACTTTATTGTATATTTTTTAGTAATTCTTACTCCTTTTATTACCTTTGCATATTGATAATAATATTTCCCCTTTTCACCATAAAATGAAAAATTTTGAGGTAAATTTAATTTTAATCCTTCTAAATTTGTTAATATAATATCATTATCATTAGATACTGTATTAGTAGATTCATTAGATACTATATCATTAGATACTATATCATTAGATACTATATCATTAGATACTATATCATTAGAAACTATATTATTAGAATTATTAGGATTTTGCATATTAAATTCAGGATATTTTTTATTAACTTTATCAATAAAATAGTTTAATTCAAAATCAAAATTATCAGGTTTAACTAACATTTTTAGATTATATCTTTTTTCATCAGTTCTTCTATCTAATATTAAATGTGGAAGACCTCTAAATTTTGTATAAGATACATATTTTGGTAATTTAACTTTATCAGAATCTGATTCAGTATCAGATTCTAAATCACTAGTTTCTTCATTATTTAATTCTTTTAATTTTTTAATTGTCATTAATAGTTTTTCATAATTAGAATATTTATTAGATTTAGATGTTTCCCATCTATCACAATTAGGATGACCACAAATATAAAAATATTCTCTAAATTTTCCAGATTCTTTATCTAATATTTCTTTACGATAAACTACATATTTTGGTAAATCTGAGTGAGTAATACCGTCAGGTAAATCTATTGCATCAGACCTTCTTTCTTGTTTATCCCTATTAGTATTTTGAATAGACATACTAACAATTCTTAAATTTGAGTTTCTATTATCTAGTTTATCACGATTAATATGGTCAACTGTTCTTTCATAACTACTCAAGTCTTCTTTATGAACATTCATAATTACTTGATGAAGATAATAAAATTGTTGTGTTCCATTAATAGTTGTAGCAATATAACCGGTTAAATTATGATACCATGATGGTCTAGTATCATCAACATTAATAACTTTATTAATATCATCAAGAGAAATTTTAGTATAAGTTGTATCTTTAATATGCATTAAATAATATACACTATTATTAATATCTTTAACTTTCCAATACATATTTCTATATTGTCCATTATATCTACCTCCTACAATTTTATAAGGTGTTCCATAATCTAATATTATATATCCTTCAGGTGGTGGAAATTCATCAGAATAATCATTTTTAACTTTAAATTTAATATTTTTACATCTATAATCATTAATATTCTTAATAAATTCAAACTGACAATGTTTATTATCTGGATATAAAATATCAATTAATCTTTTAACTGATTTATAATTCTTATAATACCATAAATTATCTGTTTCATCAAACATAAAATTTTCTACTTTACAATTTTTTAATTTTGTAATAATTGCACTTTGTCCAATATCTATTTTTACTTTGCCGACTAATAAACAGTAATTTTTATTTCCAAATTCAATTACCTCCATTAATATACTATATAACTATTCCTTTAAATAGTTTTATTTTCAATTTTTATAAAATAATAGTTTTCAGGATAAAATATATTTATATAATTTTTATCTTGAATACCCCTCTTCATTTTCTCATGAACTACACCTCAATTCGAATAAGCACATCCTGCCATCCCACTCATAACCCGTAATACATTATAGTTCATTGTATAAATATTGAGTGATGAGTCTTTGTTGCTACCTACAAATTCACTAACATAAGCTCCATTACCTGGAGCGTTATATTGTCCACAATCAACTTGTAGTGTTGCATTATCAATACGAGAGAAATTGCAAGTTCCTGTTGGTTGGTAGTCTTCAGCTTTAAGGGCGAAACTGTAAACGTTAACACCATCACAAGGAGTGTTAGAGAAATGTTGGAATGGTTGGACATAATTGAAATAATTACCATCACGAGCTTGGAAACGGTCATGTCCATTTAATTGTAGTTTGGCACTTACAACTGGATTATCAGAACCATCAACAAAATTGCCATAATTATGATAATTAACAACATTGTATAGAGATAGTTCTAATACTTGTGAATATAATCCAAGTCCTACTAATGTTTCAAAAGTTCTTGTCATATCTTCCATAGTTAAATCATTTCTTACTACAATAGCATTATTTAATAAATCATTTAATAATTCTTGTTCAGAATTTCCTTGTGCAACTAATACTTTTCCACCTGCTGCAGCCTGTTGTGCTACTAGTTTAACATCAACTTTTGATAATATAGTTCCAAATTGATTTCCGGAAACATCTCCTGATAATGTTCCTTCAAATAAATCACCTACTGCAGTTGCAGAACCAGTAACTTTAATTTCATATCCTTCTGAATCAATTTTTTCTACCCCTGCACGTGATGCTACAATTACTAATTTGGCAAATCTATCTTTTGCTGCAGCCCAATTATTATCAAAAGCATGAGATACCCATCTATGACGATTCTTATATAGTTGTAATTTTGGAACCCATATTAGATATTTACTTGGATGATTGAAATTTAATCTGTATCTGTTTGATGATCCACTTAAACCCTCAGAGCCTGTAAATTGGAGTTGTTCAATAAGATACTCATGCGAAGCTTGTGCAAATCTTTTTCTTTCCTCACTATCTAGGTAGACATAATCTATTAGTAAGTATGAGTCTTGCATTAGATTAGATAGTGCAGGTTGAGTATTACCAACCCAATTAACACAATCTAATGCTTTTCTAAAAGTTAGTGTAACTCTAACATCATGGTATTGTAGGGCAATTAATGGAAGTGCTAAACCGTTATTACGGTTAAACCAAAATTGTAATGGAACATACATTTGGTAAGCACGTTTGCCAGTGTTAGAAACTTCAGTTAGATTAGCAACATCACCAATCATCTTAGCATAACCTCTTTCTTGTCCTACTTTATGAGTTAATTCATACCATACATTAAGCCATTCACCATATTGTTCATCAATTTTAGAACCACCAATTTCAATTTTGCATGAATCAAGCATAGCGTGTCCTAATCTGTTTACATAACCCCATTGTTGTTCACCTGGAGCTACTTCATTTAATGATACTGCAACATACATGTTGGTAATTAAATCACCGTTTCTGTTAATATTGCATGTTACTGTTCTTCCAAAATCAGCAGCACCATTCCAAGTTTGTTGAATTGGCTCTACTGAAAAATTAGTGTGTCTTCTATAGACCACCTTGAAGAATGTAATTTGTGGATTTCCACTTAAATACACGTCCTGAGCACCATAAGCTACAAGTTGCATTAAACCACCTCCCATTATGATATAAACTTAAGTAGAAAAAAAATTATAGATTTTAATAAAATTTTATATAAATTATGCGTTTTTAAAGTAAAATTTAAAAGTTTTTATAAAGAATTATAACTTTTTATAACTAAAATTAATTTTTTTAGAATATTTTATAAATTTTTATTTTTTATAAATTCTTTCCATTTATTATATATTTCTTCATTTTTCATTAATTGTGATTTATTATTAAAATTTTTGATTTGTGTTTCAAACCAAGAACCTAATTTTTTATTTGTACATGTAGCTGATCTATTTGGTTTCTTTTTATATTTATCAATATATATTTCAAGTTCAATAAAATTATTATTCCAACTAGTAATTTCATCTTCAAAAAATTTATTATATTCTTTTATAAATTTATTCCATTCATCTCTAATTTCATCATTATCCATAATTCCATATCTATTTTTATAATTTTGTATATTATGGTTTAACCAATTTCCTATTTTTTTTGTATGTTCATCTAAAGATCTAAATTGTGGAATTTTATTATTTTTGTCTAAATAATCTTTTAATTCAAATAATGTATTATACCAAATTGTATTATTATCTAGATAATATTTTCCATACTCAGATATAAATTCTGTCCATTTATTATATATTATTTCATTATTCATACATCTTGATTTATTTTTATAATTTTGAAATTGATGATTAACCCAATCACCTAAATATTTTATTTCTTCATCATCACTTCTTTTATTAGGTTTTTGTTTATTTTTATCAATATATGAAATAACTTTATTTAATGAAGTAAACCATAAAGTATCATTATCTATAAAATATGAATTATAATCAGACATAAATTGAGTCCATATATTATAAATTTCTAAATTTTTCATTATATTAGTTTTATTTTTATAAAAATGTTTTTGTTTACATACCCATAAACCTATATTTTTAATATTATTATCTATATCATGTTGAGTTGGTAATTTATTATTTTTATCAATATATTCTTTAACTTTATTAAATGTATTTTGCCATTTTTCTGTTTTATATAATTGAATTCCTAAAACTGTAATTTTATCATTATGTTCAATATTAATTTTATCACGATGAGATATATCTTTAATTTCATCGCTTACTTCAATATGATTAATTTTTTTTATAAAATCTGTATCATATTCTCTAATTGAACTTATATAATCTAATGCTGAGTCTGATGAAAGACAATATAAAAATATATTTGCAATTTTATTATGTTTATATCTCATTGCTCTACTCATTCTTTGGATATTTTTAATTTTTGACTTACTTATATAAGTCATATATATAGAATCACAACTTGGAATATCAATAGCTTCATCTAATATATGAACACTTAATAATAAAGATATTTTTTCAGATTCATTAAATTTTTTAAGAATTTTTTTTCTTTTATTATAACTATCATTACAAGTTATATTATCAATATTAACATCATAATTATAATATTCATTCATTTTATTAAAATTTTTAATAAATAATTCTATTTCTTCATGGCATTTTAGATAAATTATCATTTTTAATGTGCCTAACATTTTTATAGCTTCTATTAAGAATTGTAATTTTAATATATAATCTTTATTTATATCTAATTTATTTATTTCTTGATTATTTTCATTAGAAAAAATAGGTAAATATAATTTATAATCTGATATATATTTATTAGTTATAGCTTCATTAAAACTCATTTTATAAATATATTTTTCAAATAAATCTTCAACATCAATATCATCATTATTTTCTAATTCATAAATTCTTGGTGTTGCAGATAAATATAATTTTTTTATTGTATTATTATATATAAGTTTATTTATATTATCATTATCATCATAAATATTTTTATAACTAAAATTATGAAATTCATCAAATATAACAAAATAATCGTCATTAAAATCTAATAAATTTATAATATTACAAGATTTATAAGTTGCAGATATAAATACTTTCTTATTATCATTTATAAACTGTTTTATATCATCTATATCTCTAGTTCCATCTGAATCAATTAATATACATAGTCTATCACTTTCATATATATTATATCTATCTATATTTTGTCTTGCATATTCCTTTAATGGTGTTATCATTATAACTATTTTATAATTCATTCCAATATAACAACTGATTAAAGTTTTACCAGTTCCACAAGGAAGAGAAAGTATTCCAGATTTGTTATTGATATAAAATTCTTTGGCTAAATCTATGACATTTTTTTGATAATCATATAATTCAAATTTATGAGTTTCATTGACTTGTATAAATGGTTTTCTAATTAATTTAATTTGTGGATGATTGATAAATGATTTTTTTATAGTTAGAGATATTTTATTATTATAATAAACTTCTCCATTCTTATCATAATGTTTAGTCATTATAAAAAAGAATCCTGCTAAATTTTGAATTGTTATATAATTTGTAGTATAATTTTTACACTGAACTATAACACAATTATCATTATTATCAATATAAATAATATCTGTTCCAATATCTTGTAATGAATTTTCATGTTTATTTAATCTATTTTCTAAATAGTTAGAAATAAAATTATAATCAAATAAAACATATTCTGGAACATCTTTCCATAAATATGATTTTTTGACATTTGAAAATGTGTTAATATAATTATTAATAAATTTTTCATATTCCATACCTTTGATAATATTTTCCATTAATATAAATATATTATAATAATTTAATATAATATTATATCAATTTTTTTAGTTTAATATAAAGAAATATAATTAAAAAATATATAATAACTGAATGTCGTTAAAAAAAAATTTTCACGACACTACAATTAAATATAAAGAGACAAAACAAAATAATAAAGAAATTACAACATTAGATAATAAACATAAAATGATGGTTAAATATATAACTGATAAAAAAAATAAAAAGGAAGATATTTTAAAAGAAATTGAAGAAATAAATAGTAGTATAAAAGATAAAAATAATAAAGATAAAAATTTTTTATTAGACAAAAAAGATAAATTAGAAATAGAATATAAAATAATATGTTCTAATTATGATGAAATGGATTATTATGATATTGCAGGAGATATTATAACTGATTATTATGAAATAAAAGAAAATAATGATTATGTTATAAAAGAATCTAAAAATATATTAGATTTTTTTGTATCAAAACAACAACCTATTAAAATTACTAAATCAAATAAAACAGCTTTATTTGAAAAATATTGTCAAAGAATAGATGGAATTAGAATTAATCAAGATGATGGTAGTAATAGAGTTAAATATTGTAATGAGTGTGATATGGAGAAAATATTAGATATGACAGAAAGTGCTTATATTTGTTCTTATTGTGGAGATAGTGAAATGATTATCATTGATGAAGATAGACAAATTAAAGATTATTCACCTTATAGAAGATTAAATCATTTTAGAGAATGGTTAAATCAATTTCAAGCAAAACAGAGTCCAGACATATCAGAACAAGTTTTTATAGATATAGTAAGAGAATTAAATAAAAATCGTATAACAGATTTATCAGTTCTTAATAAAAAAAATATGAAAATAATATTAAAAAAATTACATTATAATATATATTATGAACATATTGCATATATAATTAATAAACTTAATAATTTACCACCACCTAAAATAACTAGAGATATGGAAAAAATATTTATATCAATGTTTTATCAAATTCAAGAACCCTGGGAATTCTATAAAAATAACTCGAGAAAAAATTTCCTGTCGTATTCTTATGTTCTTCACAAACTGTGTGAGCTAAGGGAATTAGACCATTTATTAGATTGTTTTCCATTACATAAAGACCCTGACAAAATCATGGAAAATGACCAATTATGGGAGAAAATATGTAAGCATCTCAATTGGGAATTTATTTCATCATTTAAATAAATATATTGAAAAATAATATTTAATTAAATATAATGAATAAAATTTATTTATTTTTAATATTAGCATTAAATATTATTTTTATTATATTCATATATAAATATAGTATACATCCATCTATAACTCCATCTATAACTTCATCAATAACTCCATCTATAACTCCATCTATAACACCATCTACAACACCATCTACAACACCATCTACAACACCATCTACAACACCATTTATAATACCATCTATAATACCATTTATAATACCATCTACAACACCATTAATAACTTCATCAATAACACCATCCATAAAATCATTTATAATACCATCTACAACACAATTAATAACTTCATCAATAATTCCATCTACAACACCATCTATAATATTTAATAATAATATATTAGATTTATATAATATATTAAATAAAACCATAATAAATAATAAATATGAGAATAGTGTAAAAACAGAATTAATATATGACAAGGATATTACAACATATAATTTAGACAAGTTATTTGACAGGACTAGTATAAAATTAAATGATAATTATAAATTATATGTTAAAAATATATAAAGGATATTTATTTATTATTAAATATTATGTCAAAATTAGATTATTTAACGGAAGATACTTTATTACCTTCAGACCAAAAGTTTGTATGTTTATCATTTTTAACAGATAAGGAAAATAAAACAACATTATCTGGAATTAAGATTAGGGGAGTATTTGCAACATATGATTTAGCATGTGAACATGCAAAAAAATTACAAACAGTAGATACTAATTTTAATGTATTTGTTGGGGATATGGGGAAATGGTTGCCATTTGATCCAAGTCCTGATTCAGAAGTTGTTAAAGATTCAGAATATGCAAATGAACAATTAAATAACATGATGAAAACATATTTAGAAAATCAAGAAAAAGCAAAAGTATATCATGAACATAGGAAGAATGAAATGATTAGAGAAAATATTGTATCTAATTTATCAGTTAAAAAAGATAATTTGCATGAAATGCAATCTAAATTATGTAAAGTTAATAATAAAGATGATAAAGTTAAACTAGAAGATTCTATTAAAAGTATTGAAGAACAAATTAAAACAATGGAAGATAAAAAGAAAGATTTAGATACACAAATTACAGATTTAAATGACAAATTGAAAGTAAATCAAAAATTTGATTTAGCACCATTAAAAGAAGTTTAAAAAATATTATTTTCTATTATATTTTTAATATAATAATGTCTAATTATATTAAAAAACATAATCAATATTTAGTAGGTGTAAGAACTATATTATTAACAGTATTAACTAATTATAATGAATTAGAACCTGAAGATAAAAAAGTCCTAATAGATTTTTATGAATTATTAACTAAAACATCTAAATATTATGAAAATAAACATAGAATCAAAGAAACAGTATTTGGAGATATAATGTTAAATCCTAATATTTTAAATACAATAAAAAAATATAAAACTGATATGAATATGTTAATTGATAAAAATTTATATATTAATTATTTATTACAAAAAAATAAAGAAGATTATAGTTCTAAAATTATTGATATTGTTAGTAAATTTAAAAAATATTTAAGAAAATATAATATGTTAGGTGGTGCACAAAATAATAATAATGATAATGATTTAGATGTGGATGAGGATGAGGATGAGGATGAGGATGGTAGTAATAGGGTATCACGAGAAATGGCAACCAACTTTGTAAATAATTCACTCAAACTACAATTACCATCAGCAGCAGCACAATCAGATGCAGAAACACTATCAAACGTATATACATCAAGATCAGATGGAATACCACACTTAGAAGTACCCATACCAGCAGCACAATCAGATGCAGAAACACTATCAAACGTATATACATCAAGATCAGATGGAATACCACACTTAGAAGTACCCATACCAGCAGCACAATCAGATGCAGCAACATTCGTATCAGAAACAGAACAACGACCATACTCAAAAGAACTCATACCAACAGTACAAATACCAGCAGTAAAATCACCGTCCAATTCCGTTATAACAGATGCATTAACAGAACGAATCGGATTAGATGATACAATACAAAACTATAATGATCAACTAGCATCACTAGTAGTAGCAGCACCTGCACCAGCACCAGCACTACCCGCATTATCACGGACCAATTCTAATGTTTCAGATGTATCATCTTTATCAAAAGATATTTATGATAATTTGGGAACCCAATTCGCAGCAAACGTAGTAGCATTAGCACTACCAGCAAGCAGCAGCAGCAGTAATAGCCAGCAACCAGCATCAGCACCAGCAGCACAAGAACGAGAACAACAAGAAGTAGCAGCAGCAAAAGCCGCAGCAGTAGTAGCAGCAGCAGCAGCAGCAGCAGCAAAAGAACGAGTGCGAGAACGAGAAGCAGAACTAGAAGCAGCAGCAGCACGAGAAGAAGCAGAACGACTAGCACGAGAACAACAAGAAGCAGCAGCAGCACGAGAAGAAGCAGAACGACTAGCACGAGAACAACAAGAAGCAGCAGCACGAGAAGAAGCAGAACGACTAGCACGAGAACAACAAGAAGCAGCAGCAGCAGCAGAACGACTAGCGCAAGAACAACTAGCGCGAGAAGGAGAATTAGATGTGGATGAGGATGATGATGATAATAGTACTAAGGTAGCACAAGACATAACCAACTTATTAGGTGATTCACTCATACAACACTTACCATCAGCAGCACCATCAA